GTCAGGGCGCCGTGGAACAGCATGTTCCCGCCGCTCACGTTATCCCACACGGACACCCACCCCACCGTACCCCACGAGCCGGTCGCGGTCGGGAACTCAATCGCCGAGGTGTTCGAGGCCGCGTTAGCCACGATGGTCGAGGCGAACGACTGGCGCGCGTAGCTGCCGCCGCTCACCTCCGTGCCAGATCCGGCATCGGTCGGGTCTGCGGTATGCAGGCCCAGGTAGACCGTCGTCGGCGAGGTGTACGCCGTGTTCGACAGCACATGGAGGAGGATCTTGTTCTCAAGGTAGTTGGAAAATGCACTCACGGGATAACCCTCGTCGGTTTGACTTTCATGGACAGGCGCCCCTGGCTGAATGCCGCGCGCTCGTTTTGTATGATCATGTCTTCAATCGCCTGCGCGTAGAGCGGGGTCCAGAGGCCCACGCGCTCGTCGTCGCGCAAGTACGGCGCCGCCTGCAAGAGCGACCCATAGAGATACACATCAGGGTGCCGACTGAGCACCCAGTTGGATGCGTTGGAGTCGGAGAGCTTGGCGAGCGTCGCCACATAGGTGAGCTCCGCCGTGTACCCGGTGTCGGGCGACGGGAGCACCTCGATTTGATTACCGACCAGCGCGAAATACCGCGGCTTGCCGGTGGTGCGATATATCGACTTCTTGGCGTCGAGCTCGTCCTCGGAGAGGAACTCAAGCGGCTGCACCGGGGCCGTCGAGGTCAGCACCAGAGACTTGGCGGAAAGGAAGTCCGACGGCAGCGCCGAGAACGGCGTGTCGATGGTCGCGTCTGCACGCTTGACCATCTTCTGCGTCGGCAGCCGACGCTCGATCTGCGCCTCCGCCATCGAGATGAAGTCGGGGATGACCGAGGTCAGGTCATCGCGGTTTAACCAATCCGCGATGCTAGACTTCAATTCGCTGTATGACGTTAGTGCCACCGTCGGTCTGCTCCTTCATCGCCCACGCACCCTCGTGCGAATACTCAAAGGTGCCGATGTGCTTGACGTGCTGCGAGAGGTCGTGGTCCACCAGGACCTCAAAGCCTGCCTCCTTCGCCTTGCGGCAGAAGTAGACATCCTCTCCGATGTAGTGGTTGCCGACCGTCGAATACGGGATTGCAAACCACGGCGCGTCCAGCTTCTCGAACACCTCACGCTTGACCATCATCACGCCCATTCCGACGTAATCGACGGCCTCGAGGCCCTCTGACCCGGGCGCAGTAAACACCCGGTCAATCTTGCCGGCCGCGTCTCGCATCGCCACCGGCTTGACCGGCATACGGCGCGTCGAGTAATTCGCGGCCACGATCGGCTTGTCGCGCAGGATGAGGTGGCCGATGGTTTCCCTCGGGAACCTCATGTCAGAGTCGAGCCAGAGAAGATAGTCCGCCTTCTCCGCCAGCGCCTGCTGCGCAAGCTCCATCCGTTGAGAGGCGATCAGAGTCCCGTGGCTGGTGTAAAGCAGCACACGGTCGTCCGTTGTCGCGGTGTGGTACGACATCGCGCGCGCCATGTCATAGGCGAACGATGTCATCACCGTGTCCCTTGCGGGGACCAAAATCGCAACCGACCGGCTCATACACGCCCCGGCCGAGTGCGGAAGAATCTGTTGTCGGCGTCGTTGAGCCAGGCCTTCATGCGCTTCGGATCGTCTGCGATCCCGTCGCGCTTGAGCCTGTAGTACAGGGGCATCGGAATCGACGCCACCTTGCTCCACTCGCCCCACCGGGACCGCTCGTCGGTCTCGGCGTATGCTCTCTTGTTCTGCTCGATTAGGTTGCCGGTCTCAAAGACCGTCTCGATGGTCGCCTCGTCGCGGTCGGCATTGTAGTGCCACCATTTCGTGGTTCCCGTCTCGGGGTCAAAGTCGAATAGTCGCTTACCTGTCGAGCTCATGTTCCCTCAAACTTAGGGGCGACGGCCAGATTGCCGCCGCCCCCAAGTCTACACCACCGCTATCAGGTCGTGGTGAGGTCGGCGGCGAGACCGTGCGCGGCCTCGGTGTTGACCTTCAACCCGTACTCCACGGTGATCAAGCGCTTCTCGGCGTCGCCGGTCTTGGCGAGCTCCACCGTCTGGAACGGGCGGAGGAAGGCAACGCTCGCGTACTCGGGGTCGAGCACGAAGGCGTCACGCTCACGCTGGAAGCGGTTGGGGACGACCGAGACCGAACCGAAGTCCGAGACGTAGACGTCCGCGGCGCCGATGATGGTCGCCTGACGGTTGCCCGTGACCTCGCGGCGGATCTCCGCGATGCCGGCAAACTCCGACACGCGGGCCTTGTTCACCGGGCCAACCATCAACAGCTTCGGCGAGCCACCAGAGGCCCAGACCTTCTGGATGACCGTCTTGAGGATGGCCTCCGTGAAGGTGCGCAGGTTCGCCGCGGTGGCGTCCGTGCGGGTCGCGTTCGGCGAGCTCGTGTACACCGGATCAACGCCGCCCGTGCCCTTGTCGGTGTTGGTCTTGAGGAAGGCCAGCAGCGAGCCCGTCTTGCGCAGCGCGGTCGAGACACCAGCCGAACCAGCCGAGGCGGCCTGGTTGGTGAGCATGGTGCTCTCCATGTCGCGCTTGATCTCAGCCGAGCGCTTGGCGAGCTGGTACGCCAGCTCTGAGCGACGGCCGGCCTTGTCGACGGCCTCGAGCGTGCCCGAGATCAGCACGGTCTTGTTGCTGATCTGCGTGTAGTTGCCGACGCGGGTCGTGGCGGAGGTCGAGTCGAACGACGAAACGTCGTCGCCTTCGACCTGCGCGTTGGTCGTGGAGGCCGCGGCGAGCGAGTCCGTCTGCCACTCGAAGTAGGTGTTCTTGACGTTCTCGCGGCCGATGTTCGACATGAACGGGGTCTCTTCCGGCGAGATGTTATAGATAACATTCGAGAGAGACTCACGGATGCCCTTTGCGGCAAACGTGTCGAAAGTATTTGCAGTCTGTGACATGGAAATGGTCCTTTAAATGAATTGCTCAAACACGGCAGCCGCGTCGCGCGTGCTGCCACTCTTGGCGAGCTTAGAAAGAGCGTTCTTGGATGACACGATTTGAGAGGACTGCGGAGTGCTGGCCGCGCCAGCCTTCATGGGCTTCGCCTTCTGCGTGATGGTCGGGCGAATCTGCGAGCGCTTGCTCATCAGGTCGTCGAACATCATCGCCTTGCGCAGCGCCAAGACGGCCCGAGCGTCGTAGATGTCCGATATCTCCTCGACAGAAAAGCCGAGTTTATCGGTGGCATATTCGACGATCTTCGCCTTCTCGGCGCGTGCTTTATCAGCGTCGCGCCACTCGGGCAGCATCTCGATGAGCTTGCTGCGCTCGGACTCGAGGGTCTTCTCGGCCTCCGCGCGCTCCTCCAGCTGCTGCCTCTCCACCAGAGCATTCTTCTGGGACTGAACCCAGGCAGCCTGCTCCTGCCTCGTCCTCGCCACCTCGCGCTGTCTCACCCACTCGACCGGGTTCTCTTGGTAGAGACGGTCCCAGTCGATCTCGGGCGGTTGCAGCTGCTTGAGGCTCGAGTCGAGTGCCTCCAACGTCTGCGCATACCTCTGCCGCTCTTCCCGCGCCTGACGAAGCTCCGCGTCGGCCTGTTTTCTGGCCTCGGCGATCGCCTGCGTCTTGCGCGTGTAGTCCGCGGTGCGGGAGTAGCCCTTCAGCAGCTCATCCAGCGGGACCTCGACTTCTTCCCCGTCAACCTTGACGCGGAATGTCTGGCCCGGCTGGGGCGCCTCTTCGGCATCCTCCTCGCCTTCGGTTACTTCGCCCTCGGCGTCGGACTCGCCATCCGCCGCCTCGAGCACCTCTTGATCCACACCTTCGGTGTCAAGCTGATCGGTTTCGCCCTCTTCGGCGGCGATCATCTGCTCGAACACGCTCTGCGTGGACTGTACGTTTCCCGGGGGTACACCCGTGCCGGTTTCGCTCATAACCCTATTGTGCGGGATTCAAGCGGTTACTTCCTGCCGCTTAGTTTGTCGATGTCCCGCTTCGCCATCGCGCCCGTGTCGACCACGATCCGCAGGTGGCGCTTGATTTCGCCCAGGATGCCGACCGCGAGCCACAGC